GCTCATGCGATTGAATCACAGGCTGCATCAACAACAACTGGCCACACAACAATGGCCCAACAGTCGACAACATCAGAGAACAGAACAGTTGTTGCTGGAGATACAACAGTTGCAGACACACCCAGGTGTCAGACACACCCCACATGCAGCCATCACCACCCGGGTCTGTGACACACCAGCTGGCTCTGAGCCACCCCCGGTATCTAGACCCACAGGTGTGCAAAAAACTGATCAGTGAGCAAACCACTCGCGCAAGTGATAACCCATGCTCCAATTTTTTTAGCTACAAACCGAGTGTTGCCGCCATCAGGCCTGCTGCAAATTTTTTTTCATGAAAATGCTGCATTCATGCCATTGGCAATTCACATCACACGTGCCACATGCAACTATTTGCACATCCTGACACATTATCACCAGAGCCACAGATAAATAATTCACACATGAAACATCAATTCACACATGCACATGGATGGATCACACCGGATCATCACATCATCTGTTGTGCTGCATCACACGTGTGGTCCAGGTTGTTTGATCACCACTCTGATCTGCATGATCGATCACGTCACCTGCCGGCTGACCAGTTCACACAAAGTTTGTACAACGATGGATACACACGCGTGGGATTGTACCGTGACACGTTGTTGTTCGAGCACGGCGTGGATCACACACCACCGTTGCAATTGATGCGTGAATGGACACGTGCCATCAGCAGATCACCAGGCCTCGTCACACACGACACACACCTGTATCAACTGTCACGTCACGACCTTGCACGTCGCAAGCGTCATTTCCAGGACATCAGCAAACCACGGTGACCAACCAGGTCAACTGATTGCTGTGAGCGACGGCGGAGGCGGCTGCGCCGCCTTGAGCGCCTGTGGCGCTCCTGTCTAAATTGTGAGATGGTTCAGCTGGTCTGATCTTCCACCATGATCACGCCTTTTTTGCAACTGGCTCGCACGCGTGAACAATCAGGATTCAACAGCAACACGTCAGCTATCTTGTTCTCCAGTTCACGATTGATCAGACGTCTCAACGGACGAGCCCCATATGCATGTTCTGTGTTCATGTCCACCAGCTGGTGTGCCACACGTGCAGTGTGTTCAAATTGGATGTTGTTGTTGTGCAGCTGTTCGGTCAATTGATTCAACAAGTGTGCGCAGATCCTCATCAGATCCTCACGTTGCAACTCGTTGAACATCACGATGTCATCCAGGCGATTGATGAACTCTGGAGCCAACAACGATTGTGCCTCTCGCAACACACGATCACTGCTCTCGCTGTGTTCACGTCCGAACCCCACAGTGGTGTTTCGTTGTATCTCTCGTGCACCAATGTTGCTGGTCATGATTATCACAGTGTTTCTGAAATTGATGGCACGTCCATGCGAGTCAGTGAGTGATCCTTCGTCAAGCACTTGTAGCAACAGATTCATCACGTCTGGGTGTGCCTTTTCAATCTCGTCAAACAAAACCACACTGTACGGGTTTCTTCTCACACGCTCGGTCAGTTGACCCTGGTTTGCCTCTTCATACCCCACGTATCCCGGTGGGCTCCCAATCAGCTTACTGACACTATGCGATTCCATCAACTCACTCATGTCCACACGTATCATGCGATTGGCGTCATCAAACATGTACTCGGTCAAACATTTGGTCAGATGCGTCTTGCCCACACCGGTGGGTCCCAAGAACAAGAACGAACCAATGGGTCGTGTCTCGCCGTTCATGCCAGTGTAACTTCTTTTGATGGAAGTGACGATGGTGTCCACCGCGTGTGATTGCCCGATCACGTGTTGATCCAGATACACTTTCAAACGTTTCACCTTCTCACGATCTCCGTGTTTGATCGAGTTGACTGGCACTCCGGTGTTTCTGCTCACCACACGATCCACGTCTCCAAGAGTCATCACGTGTGTTTTGATGTCGATTTTGGCGTACCTTTTGGCTCGTTTGGCAGCTTTTTGTTGTTCGATCTGTTCAATCTCTCGCCACTTGATGGCTTGTTCGAAATCTCCATCATGAACCGCTTGTTGTTTCTGCTGTTCAGCGTGTCTCACCTCTTGCACAGACTCACGAGTCTTGCGATATTGCTTGAGTCGTATGTAAGCACATGTCTCGTCCATCACGTCTATGGCTTTGTCCGGAAAGTTCCTGTCGGTTATGTAACGTTCACACAATCGAACCACTCGCTCGATACACTCACCACACAACTGCACGTTGTGAAACTGCTCGAACATGTGTTTGATGCCATGTATTATCTGTATGGTGTCCTCGGCTGATGGTTCACACACCATGATCTGCTGGAACTGACGCTCCAACGCACCATCCTTCTCGATAAATTTTGTGTACTCACCTGTGGTGGTGGCTCCAATCACTGTGAGTTCTCCACGGCTCAAGCTGGGTTTCAATATGTTGCTGGCATCCATTGCTCCATCCGCATCACCAGCACCTACCATCATGTGTATCTCGTCGATGAACAAGATGATATCCTTGCGCTGTGTCACTTCTTCTATAACTGCAGTGAGACGTTCCTCGAATTGACCGCGGTATTTGGTTCCACTGACCATCAAAGGCATGTCCAGTGTCATGATGCGCTTGTTTTTGAGCTCGTTTGGCACGTCACCAGACACGATGCGTTGTGCCAGTCCTTCCACAATCGCGGTTTTACCCACTCCAGGTTCTCCGATGATCACCGGATTGTTTTTAGATTTACGTAACAGTGTCCGAATGACACGTTCAATCTCTTGACTACGGCCAATCACTGGTAACAGCGTGCGAGACTCAGCCACTTTGGTCAAATCGGTCGCATATTTAGCGAATTGACTGTCTGTGTCACTGAGTTTATTGCGTGGTTTTGATGATGTGGATGAAGTGGGCGGTGGATCAGCACGCGGACCTGTGAATTTCACACCAGATATATCGTAAATTGCTTGTCTTATGTGTGTAGGATCTATGTTGGCTTGCTTGAGCACACTGGTGGCGATACCAGTGTCACTCATGACTATACCCATCAACAAATGCTCAGTACCTATTTTGTTGGTTCCCATCGATTGACATTCACCACCAGCGATCGCGATGATCTCTTTAACTTTTGGAGAATAGTACACTTGATCAGATTTCCGATATCTGCTCAGAACTGGTGGATCCATACCAGGTTTGATTTGTTTTATATTGTCATACACCAATGTCTTGAACTTGTCGATGTTCACGCCCAGTCTCTTCAATGTACGGATCGCTATATCACGTGTACTTGTGATTTGTAACAAACAATACAAAATGTGTTCTGATGTGACATGTGTTTGTCTGAGCTGTAACGCCAGCACAGTACTCTCTTTCATCACGTTTTTAGCAGCGTTTGAAACGGTGTAATCTCCTGAAGAATCACTCATATATATCTGTATTTATTGTGTACTGTACATCAATACAACTGAGATTTTTTATTGACCGTCTTGATATGACGTGATTATATCAATAATCAACTCAACCAGCTCACTCACTCCACTCTCATCAAGATCGTAATTGTCAAGATTCAAGGTATCAACTTCATAATCATCAACTTCGTCGTATATTTTTATTTGCATATGTTGATTTATTTATGGTTATAACAGTTGCATTTTCCGTTAAACTAGGTATAATGTATTAATGATAATTAAAGTTTCACATGAGAGCCCGATATCGATGTTAGAACAATCGCTTGATTACAATGATTATGCATATGCATTGGTACATTTGTTTGAAACAAATTCACAGTATTATAATTTCTACAAAAATTTAACAGAGTGTTCAGATGTGCCAGTGTTGTTAGATAATAGTATTTTTGAGCTGAAGAAAGCGTTTGAACCTAATGCTTACGCACAATGGGTTGACAGACTGAAACCTAACTATTATATAGTACCAGATGTGCTCGAAGATTGTGCTGGTACTATTGAGTCATGGAATAGTTGGATGACACATCAAACGGATCAAACAAGCACGTTGGGTGATGGAGCGTTGAAGATCGGTGTTGTACAAGGCAAAGACTGGAATGATCTTGTCAAGTGCTACAGACACATGAGTGAACATGCTGATTATGTGGCAGTTAGTTTTGATTACAAGTTTTACGAGCATATCGGTATAGAATCAACAACCTCAGCAAGTGGTGTTTTGCAGCGATGGTGTTCCGGTAGACAGAGATTCATCCGGCAGTTGATTGACGAAGGTATCTGGAGATGGGACAAACCTCATCATTTGCTGGGTTGTAGTTTGGCTAGAGAGTTTAGATGGTATGTTGATAATGATGTGTACAACATCAAGAGCTGTGACACTAGCAATCCCATTGTTGCAGCGATTAAAGGTTATCGATACAATGAAGAGTTTGGTTTGGATCACAAACCAAGTACATTGTTAGCTGATTTGATAGATCATGACATGACAGATGATCAAATTGAGGATCTTTATTACAACACCAATATGTTTAAGAGAATTTTACGCAGGTGATTAAAGATAAAAAATGGTTTGCATTTTATAGTCAAACCGGTACTGAAATAGTCCGGTTGTCAAAAAAACTTGGTATCACACCAGATTGTGTTGTGACCAACAAATCACCTGGAGACAGCACTATCAACAAACACCTGTTGAACATGAATACACAATTTAAATATATAAACTCCAAACCTGATACATGGGATTATGGTTCTGTGTTGAGTGAGTGTGATAGTGGTTGTGTGGTGACATTACATGGATGGATGAGAATCATACCGGAGCAAATATGCAAGGATTATGAGATATACAATTTGCATCCAGGGCTGATAACTAAACACCCAGAGTTGAAAGGCAGAGATCCACAAGTTAAAGCTGAGCAATTGGCACACGATCGTGTTGGAGTGGTCATACATAGAGTGACTGAACAATTAGACAGTGGAGAAGTGTTAGTAGAGGTGCAAGCGATGAATCCATGTTCTGGATCTCTTGTGTGGTATTTGCATGATATGGCGGAACATGCATGGTTAGAGTTTTTCAACAAAGTATTGTTTAAGTGAAACCCTGGAGACATTTGAATTTACAGGGTCGAGTGCTCTCGGTGTTTTGTGTGATCAACATGTTGGTTGCAGTAATCCAAATAAACCACGGGTCATATGCTGGTGTGTTCTCAGCATTGATGTCTGCGTTTTGTGGGATGTGTACATATATTCCACGGTATCATAGATATGATGCTGAAGAGATAAACAACCGCGATTTTGATTCTGATGAGTAAACAAGAGAAAAACAGACAGTTCAGCACCGGTGCACAGCGTGACAGTGCACAAGGCAAATTGCGTATGAGTCTAGTACCTCAACTAGAATTGAAACGCGTGATGCAGCGGTATCTTGACGGAGCTGAGAAGTACGGAGAAAACAACTGGATGCACGGCATGCCACTGAGTGTGTATTATGATTGTGCGCATCGGCATCTTGAAGCTTGGTGGAGAGGAAAAGATGATGAAGACCATGCTGCTGCTGTTGTGTGGAACATGTTGTGTGCTATGCATACGGAGAGAAAAACCCATGATACGGATGCGTCACCGAAAGATAAACAGATGGATGACCGAGAGCAGTATCCAAAAGACTGACAATGAATTTTGTGTTGAATTATCAGTTTATGTTCTTATAATAAAAGAATGTTAATAGGATTCACAGGTGCACAAAGCACAGGTAAAAGTACTTTGTTAGAACAGATGAGTATCGATGATGCGTTCAGAAAGTGTAGCTTCGTTAAAGAGGTAACTAGAAAAGTGGCAGGTAAAGGTCTAGATATAAATGACCAAGGTAACACGTTGACACAATTGTTCATCATGAATGAACATCTGAATAATCACACATTGACGGAAAGCTGCACTGTGTTGGACAGGTGTGTGATTGATGGTTACATATACACCAAATATCTTCACGAAACAAAACGTGTTGATAAATGGGTTTTAGATTATGCAACACACCTGATGAATTTTATAGCGTCTAGAATTGACGTGTTGCTATACACTGACCCGGGTGATGTAAAACTAGTTGATGATGGTGTACGAAGTGTTAACAAACAATTCAGGCAGCGGGTCATACAGCTGTACAACGATTTTCTCTCAGATGACAAGCTAATTGCACGTATCATGCCAGTCACTAAAATTGTAAGACTATCTGGAGATGTACCGAGTCGCATGAAGCAAATCAAACAATCAATCAATTTATAATCATGAGCACAACACTAGACAATTCACGTATATCCAAACACTTGGGTCAAATATCACAATACAAAGATCAGTATGATGCTAGTCTTTTAGTACGAGAACCTCGTATCAACAACAGAAAGCATCTTGACATTGAAGATGACAAATTACCGTTTGTTGGTTTTGATACATGGAATGCATATGAGGTGAGTGCATTGACAGACAACGGTCAACCGGTTGCTGGTGTTGCTAAAATAGTGTATCCGTGTGACAGTGAATATATTGTTGAAAGCAAGTCAATCAAGCTATACTTCAATTCATTCAACATGTTCAAATGCGGCAGTTCACCAGAATCAGTAATGACTCAGCTGACACAAGTCGCAACACAAGATCTTTCAAAGCTACTGGAAACAGATGTACGCGTTTGTATCATATCAGCATCAGACACACAGACACCACCACATGTATTTGATGGTGAACAGTATCAAACACTTGAAGACATGATGGTTGATGGTAGTGTCAAGTTCGATCAATATAGCGAGCAACCAGAATTGCTAGAACAAGATCAATTGTTTGGTCATGTGCATACATTCGAGCAACGATATCATAGCGCGTTACTCAAGAGCAACTGCCGAGTGACCAGTCAACCGGATTGGGGTGACATATATATTTATATGAAGGGTCATTTACCTGTTGAACCAGGTAGCTTGCTAAAGTATATTGTATCATTTCGTGATGAATGTCATTTCCATGAAGAGATATGCGAGACAGTGTTCAAGAGACTGTATGATATATTTACACCACAAGCGTTGTGCGTAACATGTCTGTATGCGAGACGAGGGGGCATTGATATAAATCCAGTGAGAGCAAGCAGCTCTGATCTGATCAGCAAGGTGTTGATAGATCCATCAGTGTTACATGCAAAGACATTGAAGCAATAACCTCAACAAGTTTCTATAAAAAAAGACCCCTCTAGCGAACTAGAGGGGTCTCGAATTGTGTGAACCGTATGTATCATTTCAACGGTTCAAATATGCGTAGTAGTTCTACATATACACTGAACTCGTACCTGGGGTGAACGACGTATTAAGGTCTTTCACTAAGATCAGGTGGTAATAAAGATCAGCTCCGAAGATGTTGTCAACAACACCATAGCGGGTCAATAGACCCACGCGAGGAGCGAAATCATTAGGACCAATCGTGCGTTGAACCATCACTGGAATGTACGGGCAATAGATGATACCGGTGTCATAGAACTCAGGTCCTTTGTATCCCAAAAGGACGTAGTTGAGTTCAGGTGAATGACCGGAAGCATATTTGCCGGATCCAGATCCTGTAAACGCAGGATTTTGAGCTTCTGTACGTGTATCACGATAAACATTGAATCTACCACCAAGATTACCGACGCGAGCAATTCCAACAGGCTGTGTGTTTACGTTACCTTGAACTTGCATCCACTGAAATTCAGGGAGCATTTCCAAGATGGCGCACACTTTGGGTGTTGCAATCAAGAAGTTTGCAGCACCACGTCTGTTGCGTACCGCAATGCGGTTTGCTTCAACGATGATCTTAGCATAGAGATCTCTGTTACGTTCTGCGAGCCAACGGCCGTCTGCAGTTGTTGGTGACCAACTACTGTATCCTTTTCCGGATCCAGCATTAAGGGCCACTTGAACCATTCTCATGATCATTTCACGGTCGATTTCAGCCTGAATTTCATACGACATTGCGTTTGTCAATTCAGTGTCGATATCGATACCGTTCATGTTCTTGAGATCTTGCTCAAGTTCAACACTCCAGCGAGCAGCTAACCTACGAGTACCAGCTTCCACGGCGGTCTTCTCAAAAGAGATTTCCATTTGTGGAATTTCACTAGTAAGTTCGTAATTCGCAAGAGCTTGCGCAACACCTTTATCAGAATCTAGAAACTCCCACTCTCCGCCTTTACCGGAAAGCTCAGAAGATTCAGTACCAGTGAAACGACTGTCGAGGAACTGGTAACCAGCTTCCCCATCAGTGTCTCCACCGTGATTTTGATCATAGCTAGCGCGACCTCCAGAACTATCACCCTTACTAGGTCCAGCACCGAGAGCTTCAGATTGATACTTGTAACGCAAAGCGAAAGCAAGACCAACAGGTCCACTCATGGGCTGAACGCCAACAATTTCGTTGGTGATCAACTCGGGGAACGTACGACGAATCATCGGAATCAAGATCTTTGGCAGACGTGCATCACCGCTTGCGTAAGCGTTATCTCCGAGAGGCGTAAGAGAGCCTCCGGTTGCACCAGCACCACCTGCAGGACCACCGAAAACGGCTCCGGACCCACCAGCAATGTTGGCTTCTTCAACACACCATTTCTCTTGGTTTTCCAAAAGGATAGCGGTGTTGAGACGTGTATGATCATCTTCAATACTCTTTACATTCGATGATGAGTAATCAAGCACAGGACTCCACTTTTCAAGCAGACCCTTTGCGCGTGACTCGTCAATGTAACTTTGTGAATTTTTTATTTGTGACATAGCTTTATTTCTCCATACTCAGATCAATAGATCTCTTCTATATTAAAATTTGTTAAGTTCAGACATGTACAACTTGTTGACATGTGTGCCTTGTTCAGGTTGATGTGTTTGTGTTTTAGTACTCTCTACAATTGGCCGGTCTACAGATTCTGCTTTTGTTTTGGCTTGTTTTTTGTATTGTTCGAGTTTTTCTTCCTCAGTGCGGTCGAATAACCGGACTGTATAATCAAAATTTTCGTTTATAAAATTAACACTCTTGTCACTCAGCATACGATAAACATACTTACCTTTTTCCTCTGGTAAGTCTGATGTCTTTTCAGATAACAAAATATGTGTCTCTAGTCGCTGTACTTTCTCATTTAATACACGATTTTGTTCGTCTAGGTTTTGAGCTGATGTGTTGGCTTCTTCTAGTTGTTGTTTACCATCGGTTATTGCGTCTTTGATGTAGTCTTTACTCAAAGCAAAATTAACTGCCAAGTCCTTTCGAATATTCTCCAGTACTTTAACAGCTTTCTTGTTTTTAACAGCTTCGTTGATGGAATCAGTAGGAACAACTTCTTCTAAATACTCATCTAAATATGTGCTGATTGACTCAACTAGTGTGTCCTTAAAACCGTTAGCATCAACATTAACAGCACTCTCGTACTTCTTAACCACAGACGCTAGTTTGTGGGAATGGTTTTGATCGATCGCTTCAACGACTTTCTCAAGCTTAGTTGTATGGTCACTGTCGATCGCCCCTAGAAGCTTCTCAAGCTTCTGAGCATGACTCTCGTCTTGCTCCACAAGGGCTTTTTCTACTTGCAACGCTACACGTTGTTCGACAGATTCATTAAAAACGGTTTCAATCTGCTTGAGAACATCTTCGGTTAAGATGTCGCCTGCAGCTTCTTTGAGTACATCGGTTATGTTGTTCATGTTAAAAAAGTGGTTTGTTCTTGAAATTATTTATTTTCTTGAGCAATTTATTCTCAATAATTGACTTTAAATGTTTGTTTGCACTAGAGAAATCATTGTTTGCTACGCTGTTTATGAATCTAGTGACGCCTATGTTGGTGCTTATTACTGGTTTACTCATAGTTTATTTATAAAAGTTTTTATCTGTTCTGTAAGATATTGTTGTAATTGGTCTTGTGTGTTAGGTAGTTTGCTCAATTTATTTTCAAAATCCTCGTAAGCTGGCACAAAGCGACCACCACTATCACAAATCCATTGCTTGTTCTCCAGGATGCCATTGACAAATGCATCAGAGCAACTTGGATCAGCAACACAGTCAATCGCGACTAATCTCATGTCTTCGACTTTGTTGATACCGTCCTTACCAGTTTCTTCAACCAGTTTGCCTAGTGAACGAGTTGACATACCTACTTTCACACCGTCAGAAATTAATGACTCAACAATCTTTCCACATGGAGTGGATAGAACTTTAGATTTTCCTACAAATTGTTTACCTTCCTGGCGGAGCTCTGTTACCATATGACATGCTCGACCTAGGTCTACATCTGGATTGGTTGGATGGTTTAACTCTCCCATGGCTCTTCCGCCACCGATCATCTCCTTAATGTATCTTTCTACTTCTCGTGTCATCTCTTCAATAGGATAAATCCTGTTGTTCTTGTTGACTCTTTCAGCCTCCATGAACACTCCTTGTATGTAGAGATTCTTCTTTTTTGTGTCGTTATTTTCCTCGACAATGTAATCGAAATCTCTATCGCTTGTAGTTTCTATTAATAAATTCAATGACATACTGTTAATTATTTATCAAGCAAATGCCGAATTCTATATTTTTCAGGTAAATAAATGATCTTCTGTTAATATTTGAAATTTATAACCTCTTTTGTCACACCATTGTTTTGCTGCTCTCCACTTGGCTTGATTCACAGCAAACGTGGCATGTTCATACAACACCGTGGATTGTTTCTTGTTACCGTGTTTGGTTGGAGCCATGGTTTGTTTTTTAGGTTTTATCTCGATCAAGTACTTGGTCAGTTTATCTCCCTCGCGTATTTTTACTACATTATCAACCATGTACCGGTGAGGGCGGTTATCAACAGGTGAAACATATGGTATGATCACACTTTCACTAGACCATTGCACCACATTAGGATTGTTGTCACACCAATGAAAAAATTTTAATTCCCAACTGCTCAGATATCTAGGATCCCCTGAACCAGTGTACTTATGTCCATTCTTAGGCTTGAACACACCTTGTCTGTACTTGCTGTAAGTGCGACGGCGTTTGGTCATCAACCAACGAAAAATTTTGGAGGTTCTGCGTCCCCGAGACCAGGAGCTGTGTTGTTGTATAGTGATTCTTCAAGACGTTCTTTTTCTGCTATACCTTCGCTGAGCAACTCACTGTAATTAGGTGTACCACCACCAAATAAATTTGTACCTTGGTATTTGCCTCGTATACGCGCCACTGTTATTTTGGTCAGAGCTAACGCGTATTGATACACCCATATTTCTTTCATCACATGTTCCAGAGGCTTCTCTATATAACAACCGATGGCCGCGAAGAAGTTGGCTCGATTGCTGTGCATACCAGGTTCTGGGGTGATATACAATCGCTGCTCACGGTCATTGAACCGGTAATAATAGTCCTGCCCTAGCATTTTCTCTCGCATGCTTAACCATTCTTTCAACACGTACCAGCTTACCAAATCAAAACCATAACTACCCATAGAATAACTGAAATAGGTTTGTTGTGCCAAGGTCTGTTCGATGGTGAACAACGTGTTGATGCCACTAGTGGTACCGGGTTCGAAAGCGAACACATCAACCACTTTACGATGAGTACCTAGCAGTGCGTCCATTCCTCGTTGATATCTGTTCAATCTTGTGTCAGATGCTTGTCGTTCAAAATTTCCCACCACGACTGTGGCTGTGCCTGGTATTTGTGAGATGATTAAAATTTCAACTTGATCTCCACCGGTTTGAACATTGAATGTAACCTTTGTATCAGATGTGGTAAAATTGGTACCATACTCAGCAACACTAGCATCAACTTCGTCAGTCAAATCGTTGTATATGGCGGTGATCAGATATTTTGTTGCATGATGGTAATACTCACCTTTGAACTGCAACAAGTATTCAACTGGACCTGTTTGAGTCGGGGACACCGTGTACGTGTATAACGATTGAGGTGCATTCGTTATCTTGATATGTTTGACAACTGTTGGTTGATTGACAGTCGATTGCTGCTCAACTATCTCTCCACTCAACTCTGGAGTATAGTTGATCAGATCAGGCATGTATATGCCCTTGTGTCGAGAGTATAACGAGGTGTGGAACACAAGATATTCTTCTGTGTAACCAGCATATTTGGTGAACATTTCACATGCCTGTGCTATGTTGTCATAAACTTGTGCTTGATGAGCTTCCACATTGATCTGTGGATACCCAAGAGACATGTTGATGCGCTCAGTCAACGTGTCTACGTCTTTGATTCTGTTGTTCAGGTGTGTGCTGAAATACGCGTCAGCGGGTGGATCTGTTAGTTGTACTGCCATGTGTGTATTTATATTTATACTAACACAAAAAAAGAGAGCCGGTTGCCCGGCTCTCTTAGGGTTAAGGGTTGAATCAAGATTACTTGATCAGATCAACAGATCCTTTAGCGGTTCCGTTTGCAGAATTAACTGTTACGGAATCACCAGATACAGCGATTGTAATGTCAACTTCAGTTCCACTAGAGATAGTAGCGTACTCAACGAATGCACCGTTGACAGCCAATATCTCTTTGGTTGTGATGTTGTTGCTGCTGTCCTTGACTTTGAGCACGATTTTACCCGACTCAAAACCTGTGAGGTTAGCAACTTCAACTGCAGACCCAGTCATATCAACTGTGAAGTCTCTCTTGGTGGAGTTCGCCATTGCAAGATCACTTTGTAATGTAACAACACCTTGAACATTCAATGTGCTGTCCATGTCAACGGCGTCATCTGTGAAGATTCCTCCGCTAGCATTCAAGGTCAATGAATCATCAGCTGAACCTGAAGCAGATGTCTCTGTACCGTCAGCACTGATGATCATCTCATCAGCAGTACCGGTGATGGAGTTTGCACCCAGATCCAATGTTCCGTTGCAGTCAATACCACCTGTGTGTACTGATTGTTCTGTGAATGTGGCAATGCCTGTAACAGCCAATGTACCACCGATGCTTGTGTTTCCGGAAGAAGTTAAGTTTCCGGTCATGGTCACATTCACTAGATCTGCCCAGCTACCAGCGTTCAACGAAGCTGTGCCGTCTCCGACTGTTGTGCCCGTGACTGTTGTGGCACTGATGCTAGTCAATCCAGAAACTGCATCCGGGAGACTGACAGTCAATGTATGCGTTCCTTCACTTGTATCTTCTGCGTATGCAACTTCAATCTCATTGGCTGTGCCAGCGAAAATTAACTTCTCGCTATCAAGGTCAATATCATAATTTGTTTCACCTACTTTGATGTCAAGATCAGATGAAGATAATTGACTTGAAACATATTTTGCAACACTATACTCAGATGGGATAACTTTCTTATTTGCAACATCATCGGAGAGTGTGTCTCCAGTGAGGATACTTGTAAGAGAGCTACCCGCAATCTCTAGTTCTTTTCCTGAGGGTATACTCAGGCCGCCTTCTACTACGAATTTATTACTCATAACATAATTATTTATACAACTCCGGGTATATTTTTCAAGTTGCGCACCATGAAAACATCAAAACATATAAAGAAATTATCACTCAAATACAAGTACTTAACCATTGAGTTGCAAGAGGTTAAGGATGAATTTGTGGTGTATCAACGACAATTCAATGAATATATAAATTCCTTGGAGCAAACGCATCAAATCAGGATTTCTGATAAAAAACAAAAAAAATGTGAAAAAAAAAGTCATGATACACCAAAACCTAAAAAGACAAAGTTAAACAATTGTATCAAAAACATGTACAAACAAGTGGCTCAGAAAACTCACCCAGATAAGACCGATAATGATCCGGTGAAACAGAAAATGTACAGGCAGGCAAAACAGGCATTAGATCGAGACAATCTGATGGGTATGATTGATTTGTTTTTGGATCTAGGTATTGAACCGCCAGAGTTGACGAAAGATCAACTAGAATTGTTAGAATACAATATAAAACAGGTGCAGCAACATATCTCCGGAGTGAAGAATCAAGACGCCTATGTTTGGGCCACATCAAGCACCAGTGCTAGAAAAGAAATTGAACAAAGAATATTGGATCACTACAATAAGTGATTTGTTTATTTGAGCAAGAATTTTAATATTGCCACATCAACACTTGATTCATTCGTGGATACATCTAAACTCAATGTGTCAGAACTCAGTGAAGCATTCAAGGTTAGCATGTTTGTTGTTCCTAAAGTGCCGTATTGTGTCATGTAAGCATCTGTTGTGTTGGCAGTCACGAGCACCTCGGAACAAAATATACTGGATGCCGTTGTGGCATTGATTATGTATTTACATGAATTATGCGAGGTCGTGTCAAATGCATCAACTGTTTGTGTTCCACTCAATCCAGTGACCTGTATGGTGGAGATCTCACTATTGTCTGTAAATGTAACGGATTGAGTAGATATACCCCCGGTTGATGCACCTGTTGGAACCTCACGCCACTCTGTGTTACCACTACCGGATTTTTCATATCGCTTAAAATTGTCGTTAGTGTCTAGATAATATGTACCAATCGCAGCTATAACACCACTACCAGTAGTGGGATCACCAGAGGCTTTTATTACTACCTGTCTGAGAGGTAATTCATCTTGTATGAAATTCTCGAAAGTAGACATATTATGCTGTTTCCTCCACGTTCAATATAGAAGTACCAGACACATTATTATTCACTGCCACTCGATCCAGATAGAAGAATGTATCTCCAGCATAATCAACCACGTTCAAATTACCGCTTGACACTATAGTATACTTGTTAGTCACGTCAACACCGGTGCTGATATCTGGATCAATAGTAGTACCATCTGCTATAGTTGTATCAAATGTTATGTTACCTCTGAATGTTTCTGATATGATCAAGTTTGTAGGATCTTGTACACCTGTGCCCAAGGATCGGGTCCTGCTCAAAGCCGACATGGTTAATTGTCTAGGCACAAATCCACCTAGTGTGTATTTGCTACCTGATGAGATCGTTGATTGTGTGCTATTTGCTAGATTGATCGCCACAAGATTTTGCCAATCAAACTCTCCTTTGTTGTCAGAATCTGAAACCTGTAAATTTCTTCTCCATGTTCGGTTGCTGTTCGAACCGGACCAGCTGCCTGTCAAGGTACCAGATCCTGGAGTAGCTGCTAGAGAGAAACTATCGAGTTGTTGATTACTCGTCACAGTGATTTGATATGTTTGTACAGATGTGTTCTCTTGTCCACCACTACGCATGGGTGTAGGAGCTGAAACACTTATCGTTGGTAATATATCTGCGACACGAACATTATTTGAATAGCTTGTAGTCTTGTTGTTCTCGGCTCTGTTCACAGATACCGAATAATTGTTATTTGAAATGTTATACACACCAGGGTTGGTGCATGTTACTGTTTTTGATGATGTGTATGTATTTAGACCGGGTGTTGAGATTTGTGAACTGGGGTTTGAATATGTATACACAGGACTATTACCAGTGTTTGAAATTGTGAGATTAACAGTGGCGGTTTCTGTTTGTTTGAGTGCTGTCTGACCGGTTGGGTATGTGACATTGTACCCGCTGTATGTTGGTCCGACATTGTTGACACGTAGTGTGTTTGTAGATGTTATGTAGTTGCCGTAATTGTTATTACCACCTCGAGCGCGTAATCGCACTGGTTGGTCCTGGGCTGTAGTGACAGATGTATCTATTGTGATTGTTGCTGCTCCGGATTTGTTAGTCACAGACATATTATGACTAGCGGAATTGCTAGCGTAACTACCACCACTTGATAATTGAACTTGTGATATGTTGTTGGTGTCAAACGTCACTGTCATGCTGACTTGATCATTATCTTTTAGTTCTGTTTGTGTACCAGGATATGTACCAAATGTAACATCAGTTATTTCTGGTCCTTGTCTGACAGGTACTGTTGCTGTTGATGTATGATCTACACCTTCTGTACCAAAGCTGTTTTTAGCTGACAATGTAACAGGTACTTGCGTGATTGATGACAGTGTTGTGTCTACTGTTGTGCTTATAACGGCTGTGCTTGTACCATCACCATTAGATGTTGGTGTGACATTTGTAGTGAATGAATTAGTACCGGTTGAATTACCTCCAGAGAATTCTACACTTGATACATCTTCTGTATCGAATGTGATGGTGATTTCTAGTGGATCTCCATCCAAGTACATTGTTTGTTGTTCCCCGCCATATGTTGGTAGTGAACCAAATTGAACATCAGTAATTTCTGGACCACCACCGAGTAGTGTGATGTCAACAACATGAGTGCTACCGTTGGCGATGACTGTTATTTGTTCATCACCTTGCAAGTCTATATTAACAGTGGCGGTAAATCTTCTTGTGTTACCTATCCTTGAAATTGTATTCAGTGGTACAACAACATTGTTAATGTATGCGTCACCCATCCATTCATCAAAAGCTCCGTCCCATTCGATTGTAACATTAAGATTTGAGTCGTCATCAACTGTAACTGCAGTCACAACATTATCAGCTGGTACAGTGTTTGCTGCGTATGTTTTAGTGATCAACCCGTTAGCATTAGTTATGTTAGTTACAAATACCGGGGTGTATAAATTTGTTTGTATAGTTGTTAAATCAACTGCATTTCCGTTGCTTATGGTCAGTAGACTGCCGCTCAAACTCAATGTCTGTTCATCAAGATCTTCAACAAGTGATTGCAAACTGACTGTGTTACCGTTTGAAATGGTCAGGTTGGTGCCGCTCAAACTCAATGTCTGTTCATCAAGATCTT